CTGAGGTCGATGCGTTGTTAGTGCCGGCGACGGGTAGTGTTTATCTTAACATCATCCGCCCTGCCAGCACCGCAATTACGGTTGCCATCGTCATTGAGGAAGTCAATAAAATTATTGATTTCCTTATTGAAGGTGGTAGCAATGCAAACGTGATCGCGATCTTGAACAACGAGGTTTAACTCGCTGTAAGATGACGCGGCGTAGCATACTACTTACGGTACTGCTATGTGTTGTATGACATAGAGCTCGCTTTTGGAATGCTTCTTGGAGATTTTCGATGGATTACACCGTAAATCTGAAAAGCCTTTGTCCCTTGTGGACAATCCTAGCGAAGAGCTATCGCTATGCTGTGTATGTTCAGGCGAGAGATATACTCGAGTTTGAGCATCGCTCAGCGCATGAGGGGATACACTTTCTAACGACTACTTTACCTAAGATAGGTAAAGCACTTGATGACTTCCATGCCACAGCAGTATGGATTCCACCTTCCAATTTTGAATTGGATAGTGAAGCCCACCCATTGTTTTTGGGTACGGCCTTCAAGCTTGCGTTAGGGGGCGACTCCTCAGCCGTAGATTGTATCCGCCAATTGGCGTATATTTTCTATAAACTGGAGGTAGATTATGACAAGGCCCTCGTCGACCAAACTCTCGAAAGGTTTGAAGAAACCGATCGAGCCTTGGGGGTTACAGCTAACGATTTTGATAATCGAAAAGATATTCAAGATCACTTAGCTGTAATGAGGCGGATAATCTCAAAGGTATTGCTTTATGCAGACCCCCGAGATATCCGTCCTAATCATGGGAGCGGTTCAACCGCTTGCCGGACGAGAAATGAGGATAAGTGGTACGCGCTTAGGTATTTTCCTAAGCTCGACGCTTTCTTTCCTTATGCCGACTACTTCTTCTATTCAGCGTCTCACTTATGTGATGAGCTGGAAAGATTGATGAGTAGTACAGAATCTATACCGCGGGCACGTGTTGTTTTAGTGCCCAAGGATTCTCGAGGACCGCGTATAATATCCTGTGAGCCTGCTGAGTTAATGTTTATTCAGCAAGGTCTCATGAGAAAATTATACAAAGTAATCGAGAGCCACGATCTTACTGTCGGTCAGATTAATTTCGCCGACCAGGAAGTCAACAAGGCGCTTGCTCGCCAGTCATCTATTGACGGGCAATTAGCAACCATTGACTTGACTGATGCTTCTGATTGTGTCTCATTAGCCCTCGTTAAACGGGTTTTTCCCGGCGAGTGGTGTGAGGCCCTCGAGGCTTGTCGCTCCGAGGAAACAGAATTACCATCAGGTAAGATTGTGAAACTCAACAAGTTTGCCCCTATGGGCAGTGCTTGTTGTTTTCCAGTTGAAGCACTTGTCTTTTGGGCAAGTGCGCAGGCAACACTCAAACGCCTTGGCCTAACAGCCAAAGTATTTGTTTACGGCGACGATATCATTGCGCCCACCGCTAATGCGGAGAGCATAATGAAGGATCTTGTATCCATTGGTTTAAAAATCAATGCAACCAAGTCCTATCTTCAGGGTCCATTCCGAGAGTCCTGCGGCGGCGAGTACCATAATGGTTACGACGTTACGCCTATAAGGGTTCGGAATGTTCCTGATAAGTCTGATACTATGTTGTCTACTAACGCTGACTTATTGAATAATATTATCAATAAGTTTGGTTACGCAGATTCAACCCCTGCTATCTCTCTCATAGAGACGCAGGCTGGATATGTGTTTCCTAGGTCTCCTTTCTTGGACATTCCATGTACCTTGAAGGGTCCGAGCGCTTTTAACG